AAATGCTTCACTACTTCCTCAAATAACTTCTGCAACTTTATATCACAAGTTGCTAATCTCTTCTTTGACCTTTTCCCGAATCTAGGCATTAATTAAAGATTCTTATCTTTCATTAAATTTATAATTTTACTATTAAGAGAGGTCTTCTTTTCTTCAACTTTTGCAGACTCAGAATCTATTTCTTGTTGCAGCTTCCATTCTTTAGGTCTTTTATGATATTTGTTTTCGTAAATCGTCCCATACCACTGAACCGCTGGTACATATTTATGCTCCTTCATAAAATGATCTAAATCATCAAATGGAACACTAAAATTTTTTCTATGACTTGAAGCTTCTTTTCGTTGTGCTTCTAGGCTTTCATACTGCCCAGAAACAGTCGGAATCAGACTAGT